ATCGACGGTTCGCAAAGTTGTTTGGCCACACGTTACCAATCATGTGCGGGCACTGCCTGTCGGACGAGTTTGAAGAGTTGGCAAAGATCCCGATCGAGCCAAGTGTCTCACGCGAAGTTTTAGTCGCCACTGCATGTTTGCGCTGCCGCGAGGATGGGAATTTGTATGACGGGGGCTGGGCCGCGAGCCTGATTTGTAGCCGCCCGTACCGTTCCGTTACCTTCCGACGGGTAGTGCTGCCGACGCAGTTGGTGGTTGACGCTTTAACCATCGCGACGAAGTGTTCGTCAACGACGGAGTGGGGCATGAAGAGCGCGAATGCCGACCTTCAGCTTACCAACCTTCTGAGTGCCGAAAGGGATCCGAACCGGGCCATGGCATACATGAGTGTTGGACGTTACGCGATCAAAGATGAACATGCCATGAGGCATGGATCGACGACGTTCAGCATTCTCGAATATCTCGGACTCAGAGAGGCGCGACACGCGGGGCGAGGGACCCCGTGGAAGAACTGTCGCGCACCGTTACCACCCCAACCAGCCTCAAGTGGCCAGGCTGAAGAGGGTGACGGGGCCACCGCAGGCCCCGACCACCTGCCCCCGGCAGGTACGGCGACCATTTTGGAGCCGAGGCCGGTAGGAGCCCCCCCGGGGCTGGAACCGGTCGCGGGAGCGCAGTCAGTGGCGGGTGCCGCTGTTGTTATGACTCCCAGGAGTGGTGTCGCAGCTGCAGAGCAGGCCGAAAGGATTGCAACGCAGCAGGCGACGAGCGTGACAGGCGGGGTGATAGAAGGCATTACGGTATTCGAACCGGGAACAGCCATTGTCACCGGCCAAGCGGATGAGACCTCGGCGCCCATAGGCGTGCGCGAGGCACACGCACGTTTTCCCTCGATGATCGAGAAGGAGACGTACCTCTTCAACAAGGACCCGCGGAATTTGGAGGCGGCCAACACCTTGAGAAACAAGGACGTCGGCAACCATCAACCATCTGTCCACGAAGCGGCGACTCGAGACGAGGTTGTCGTGCAGCTCTGCGAGCAGCTGTTCGATAAGCGTTCTTGCACGAAAGCCATGGCTCAATACGAGAACCTCACGAAGTCATCACTCCCGAAGAAATTATCAGAGGAGATGAAGATGCAGTGGCAATTGGACGCGTTAAACGAGGCTGATGGCGATGGTGTGTCGTTCAGCAAGTACGTGTCTGCTTTTGTCAAGGCGGAGGTATCTGCGAAGCCTAAGCCCCGACCAATCGCGAATCACAAGGAGATCAGATTATGCGCATTGGCAAAGGTGGCGTGGACTTTCGAGCACGTGATGTTCGAACGACTGAAACTGATGTCCATTAAACACAGGACCAAGTCTCAGGCGATGCGGGACATTGCGAAGAATCTGTCAAGTATGCGGCAGGGACGATGGTGCGAGAACGATCTCACCGCGTTCGAATTTGGTATTGGCGAGGAGCTGAAGCACGCGGAGTGCACGATCCTCCGCCACATTGCCAAAACCATAGGCATCGAGGAGACAGGCGCGCTCTTGTTTGAGCGAGTGGTCTTTGACAGAGAGAAACCATGTGTGTGGTCTATGCGCTACAGGGACGAGACGGGCGAGATGAAGACGGTCAAGCTGAAGCTGCCCAAACCCATGCGGGAAAGCGGCGATCGGCTGACAAGTTCGGGGAACTTCCTCCAGAACGTTCTCGCTTGGATGTCGTTTTTGATGCGCGCGGGCGATGTCAAGAAGGCGGTCGCGACCTTGATCGAGCAGAAAGGTATGCGCATGTTCTACAAGTCAGCCCGTGACAACGAGAAGTATTTGGCGATGTTCATCTTCGAAGGCGACGACACTTTGGGGCGGGTACAGGAACCGATCTGGGAACCTATCACGCCCGGAGGTGAAAGCATAATCGACGACTTCTTTCGACGATGGGGCTGGAAGCCGAAGCTGGATTGGAAGAGTGCCACGGGCGACGCTTACGCACGGGTTGTTGGATACGACATCCTAATCCGTGACAACAAAGCGGTTTTCGACGGCGACGATCTGGTCGCCTGTCCGGAAATCAAGCGCTTACTCACTACCAAACAGTGGACGACGACCTTGGCGACTGCGGAGGAACGCAAAACCTGCAACAGGAT